ACCACGCACCACCGAAATAAATATTTATAGTTCCTGTTGTCGCGCCTATTGAGATTGTGCCGTTAACTAAGTTTGTAGTCGGTGCAGAGGACTGTGGAGCTACAGCCAAAGCTGGCCCTGTGCTGCTAATCCCAACTACACCGACGCCACTGCTGCTATACCCATATACCCCATAACCACTGGTGCTACTCCCAGATACACCGGCGGCACTGCTGCTAATCCCATATACACCATTGCTACTGGTGCTATTCCCATATACACCGACGCTAGTGCTGCTATTCCCATATACACCATAGTTACTGGTGCTATTCCCTTGTACACCGATGTAACTGCTGCTAATCCCATATACACCTACGCCAGTGCCGCTACCCCCATATACACCATTGTTACTAGTGCTAGTCCCATATACACCGGAGGCACTGCTGCTAGTCCCATATACACCATAGCTAATGCTACTACTCCCATTCACACCATTGCCACTGCTGCTACTCCCATTCACACCATTGCCACTGCTGCTACTCCCATTCACACCATTGCCACTGCTGCTACTCCCATTCACACCATTGCCACTGCTGCTGGCTACACCAACCACAGCAGATGACGGACCTGTACCTGTCGCAGTGGCCCCTGATACTGTTCCACTCGAAGTGACAGTCGTAGCGCTAACCGTTCCACCTGATAGATTAGTAGCTGTATTAGCTGTAGTAGCTGTATAAGCATTCCACCCTGCACTACAAGCTGCTGCAAGCACCGTTTTCAAATTCGCAAACGTAAATTTTTTAAGCACGAATGACGCTGCACTATCACTCAGCACCAATTCATCCGCATCTACTAGAGCAGATTTTGCAGCGGCATCATGCATGTCTGATGTATGCGCAATCGTTCCATCCTTATCCTGAAACGTGTAAGTCCGCGCCGCTGTATTTGCATTTGTGAAAAAGCTGGTGAAGTTATTCGCCGCGTTCTTGAAATTGATCTTGAACAAGGTCAACCCGACATAGCCACCCGTTGCATCTTTTTCAGATATTTTCTGGCGTGTAGAAGTCAGCGCGACCCAGGTGGTGCCGTTATATATTTCAAACTGATCATTGGCTACATTCCAGCGCTTCATCCCAGTATAGGGATTGATGATGGTGGTGACATCGGGCGAGTTGAAGTAACCAGCGTCTTTTATTTTGTCATTCAGATATGACAAAAAATTGCTGTAGGTATCGGACAGCGCCGGTTTGTTCCAATCTGCCATTTTAGAATCCTCTCACTGAGTAGCTGCTGGAACCGGATATCCGGTTACCCGCGTTGTCGTACATTAAAATTTTCATAGATAACGGATAGGGTGTATCCGTAAAGTCGTAAAGTGCGACCGCGCCCGGGTAGCTTGCGTTGTATTGCGGGCTGATCTGTATTGCATCCACATCGATAAACTGTTTAACGCCGCCCGATGTCCTATCCTGTGTTAGATACACAATCGTACCGCCTGAGTCGCTGGAAAGGCACGACACCATACCGGTGATGGTGGTGAGCTTGGAATCCAGCTTGATATTGATGCCGACTATTCTGGCAAAGTCTGTAGTAGCAGCGGTCGCTATGGTGATGCGGTATTTCACATACCTGAAATTTGTCGCGTAAATCGACAGGGTATTGCTATAGGTAGTCCATGTCGTATTATCGGTTGATACGCTGATGTCGCAGGTGACCGTGGGTGCGCCGGAAATATTTTGTACATTGGGCGTGATCGTTACTTTATTCGATGCCAGAATTGCGCCGTAATCCAGCGTCTCTTCGTAATATCCGGAAGTAAGCGAGGGCTGAATATAGATCAGGAACCCGGCAGTAACCTGGTCTTGCGGGGCTGCCCATGAATGGGTGGTGAAGTGCGCCTGGTAGGTTTCTGTCTGGTCAACCGGGATGATGTAGCTGCCATCTACATCCAGCACCATGCGAGACTTAGTATTGGAAATCGCAATATCTGCCACGCTGAAAGTGGTGTTGAAATTGCTCTTCAAAATATAGTCTGGCGGCTGCGAAACGGCAGCAGAGAGTGATTTTGGCGTGCCGTAATTTCCTGCCGAATCAATGGCGGCGATCCAGTAGGTATAGGTGCCGGAGGCCGTTTCAAAGATCGTGGTAAATGCGCCCGACTTTGTGCCGATTAGCGCAGCAGCCGCCCATGATGCACCCCTGCGGATTTCGTAGGTGAGTGTTGGCAAGGAGCCCTGCACGGCTGTCCAATATAGAAGCACGTTGTTGTCGATCACCTGCTGGGTAAAGGAGGTGGGCGCGGGTGGCGCGGTGATAACAATCGATACGCTGCCCGCATTGCCTATATTGCCGCCCACGTCGATGGCCGCTACCCAGAAGATGCGGGTATCGACCCAATTCACTGCCGCGATATCGAAGCGCGTGCCCTTGATGGTGCCGAGGCTGGCGCCTGCCGCCCACGATGTGCCGTAGCGAATTTCATAGGCATCGATAGCGAGGTCAGAGGCGGGCACGTTCCATGAGATATAGGCATTGGCACCCGATAAGCCGCCACTCACTGAGGGCATGGCGGCAATGGTAATGGCCAGATTGACACTGGTAGCATTGAGCGAATACAAGCCGCTGGTGTCTATGGCCTTGATGCTCCAGGTAGCCGTGCCGATGGCGCCGGCGAGCATTTTTAACTGTGTGGAGCGGGTTTTACCGACATAGGTTGAGGATGCCCAATCGGTGCCGCCGATGCGGATTTCATATTCAGCCAGGTCGGCATCGCCCAGCGCTGTCCAATTCAGCAGCACACTATCGCCGGTGGTGATAGCGGCAGAGAGGCCGGTGACATCAGAGGGTAGCTCGGTTTTTCCAACCACCTGGTGCGTGCTATAAACCCAGTCTGATTTCACATTCAGGTAGGGGTTTACCGTGCGCGCGCGCACCGTGTAAAAATCGCCGTCCGTCACCGGCGATAAATACGCCTGCGTATCCGACCCGCTGACGGATATTTTTTGCCATGCCACGTTTGAAAAATCCTGCCACTCAATTTCGATCAGGCCATTGCTTACTACCGCTTGCGTGGTAGCCGGCGGCCATGCGGCGTTGATGCGCGAAACGATGGTGCCGTCCGCCATTTTCAGCAAGGCTGCAGTGCCAGAGGTAAGGGTCAGCGAAGCCAGCGGCGCGATGGCATAGGGGTTGATGAGGTTGGTGCCGGGCACCACATCTGCGGCGGCTGCATCGGAGTAATCCCAGATAGTAGCGACATCTTCTTTCAGCGACAGCTCAATAGCGGTATCGGGTGCATATTTCTTGTCGGTAATGCGGTAGACCTTTGTGGTCTGCCCGAGGAAGGGCGAGGTAAAGGCGATACGCTGGCCGATTTGCAAGGCCCATGCCTTGTTGGAGAATGAAGCACGTATCGTGTAGCTGTTGCGCTGGTCTTCCACAAAGGTGCGGCACAGGTTAATGACGCGCTGTTTTTGATCGGTGAAGGGGAAGTCGATGTTTGTCCATATCTCGCGACCATCGGTAGCCAGGTAGCTGGTATTCTGGTATGGTGAAAAATCGGTAGCTACATACTGGTTATCTGCGCTGCTATACTGGCCGCGCACGCCGTTGTAAATCGTCGCATCCGAGATGCCGGGGGTAACAGCCAGCGCGCCCACGATGTCGGTCTGGTTCAGCGTGGCAATCGGCGCGACATATTTTCCAGCCGAAATGCTCCAGGTGGTGGCGACAATAAAGCCTGCCATCGACTGCGCCATTTTCTCCAACGTCTGGCCTTGTTGCTGGGCGGAAGTGACGGTGCCATTGAGTGTGTATTGCCCACCGATGGTCAGGTTTCCGCTGGTGCTATGGCCGGGGATATAGTTCAAAATTAACCCGCCGATCAGATCGGTATAGGTAAAGGTATTGGCATCGACAACTGTGACTGCATAATGCCCGCCGAACGAAAGCCCGGACAGAATCTGCATTTCGCGCACATCGCCGGTAGTGAGTCCATGTGCGGTTTTGGTGACGGTGACCGCAGAATAAAGCTGGGTATAGGTGCAGCCGGTGATAGGCGAGCAGGCATTGGCGGCGGTGATATAGTCTGCAATGGGCAAATCAGATGCCGCTACACCGCACATTTCCGAGGTGAGATAATCGTAGATTGCCAGGGCGGGGTTCTGGCTCCAGCTGGTGGTAGCGTCGCGCGGATCGTAAAGTTTTTTACCTCTGAGCAAGACCTGCACGGTGGGGATGCCGCTCTGAAATTCGGCCTGATTCAGATCCAGCCGAACTACGGTATAACACAGCCCGCGCAACACGGCGGTGGATGCCCACTTGGTAGGGACTTCTGTCAGCAGGGTGGCATCGGCGGTATCGGTGGGGGTGCCGAGGTGCTTTTGCACGCGGACACGAGACGTTACAGTGCCGTGCTGGTAAGTGACACTCATACCGGTATAACTTTGCGCCATCGTGACAACCGCGCCCACAATTGACACAGGGTAAAGTCTGGCCCAGTACCCACCAAAGCCGCCACTGGATACCCAGAGCACAACCTGGACACTAGAAGTGATCGGCACAAAGGCCAGGGTAAAACTGGAGCCTGTATGCGTTTCGGCTACCGAGGGGGTAGCGGAGGATAAATAATCGCCCCCAGTCACATCGCCATTACTATCCAGTGTGCCGAGTGCTTTCCCCTGGATATAAATTTCCTCGATCGCATCACACTCATGCGCGGCATGTACACAGACCAGGTGCCGATACTGATCCTTGTCGCCGCTGGTAAACATCCCTACAATAGCCGAGCCGACCCTGGCGCGGCCATACACATAAACATACGGAGCATCGGTCGCCACGCGGGTGATAAGGCGGTCTTGTAGGCCGTTGTTGTAAGCGCTGCGCGCATCTTCCTGTGCCTGGGCGGCGGCTTTGCGTTGTTGCTCGGCACCGTAGACCGAACCGGCAACTAGAATGGCAATACCTATAAAGTGGGTTGGCGGATAAAACGATAATGCCAGACCCACAATCTGCACTACTTCAGCCATCGCATGCGCGTGTAGCGGCAGCAGGCATAGCGCGATCAATAAGAATATGCGCATGATGCCTCTGTCCTGTTTTTGAAAATCAACCCCGCCTTGCCCACACCTACAATGTGCGGCCCGCTGAAAAGATAGGCAGTTTCATCCACTATCGCCAGATCGCCATCGCGGGCGAAGCTGGGTTCGATTCGGCTGAAGTTGCGGTCAAAAGCGGCGATCATGCCGCCCAAATCCTTGAGCACCTGCAGGGCTTCTTTTTCGTTGCTCCAGGTGACTTCGGGAATGTATTTTTTTTCAGTAGCAAGCTCAGCCCAGCCGACCGCGAACAGGATGCAATCATTTATGCCCCAGGCGAAGGGCTGTTCCATGCGAGCGGTGATGTAGTCATGGAGTTTCATATCTGCTGGAATTTCTTGCTCAACCACAGCTGCGGGTTGGCGATGAGGTCAGTCAAATAATCCAGCCCAGTATCGGTAGGGTATTTTTGCTTTTGCTGGGCAGCGTTCAGGCGCAGCGAGGGGCGGCGCTTGAGGCCGTAGGCGCTGGTTTCGCATTTCAGGATGGCCTTGCCCTGCTCGCCATCCACGCCTACTACCACCGTGTCCATAATCCCGCGCCAGCAGATTTGCGGGGTGCCCACCAGGCGGAATTGTTCATCCAGCGGGCTGAAGTACATTTTTGCGGGCTGGCCGCGATAGTCGGTGACCACACCCAGGGCCAAGGCTAAATAGGAAGCTTGGGCAATGTTGAGGGAGAAGTTCAAGGCGCTGGAGGTGACCCCTGCCGATTCTTCCAGCGCGCTGATGCTGCCGACTGAGCCGAGGCCCAGCCAGTCAAACCCGCCCCAGGTGATGGTCTGCCCGGCAGTGCATACGCGGATGATGCCGCTGACAAAATGTAGCTCGACAAAATACACGTAGCGGGTGACCGGCTTTTCAAGTTCGGCTTGCTGTGGTGCGCTGAGCGTCATGGCCTTGGGTCTTCCAGCAGGGTGAGACTGAAGCCTTCCACCACTTTATTTGGCGAATATTTCCATGAGGATTTTGAATCCTGCCGGCGGAATAGCGCGGTGGGCATATTCCAGGTTACCGGTGAGCCGATGGTGATGGCATTGCGCACGGGCGGCTCTACCGTCACCGTAATCACACCGGAGCCATTTGAGGTAGCGTCGGCCACTACCATCACCAATTGCTGCGTCAGACCGGTGCCGAAGCCGAGCAGGTCGCCCTGCAGCAGGGTCAATCCATTCTGCCCGGCGGCGACAATATTCAGCGAGGTATCGCCCTGTGCGGCGGCGGTATTCAGCGTCATGGTGCCGCGCATGGTGCCGAGCGGCATTGGCCTGCTTTGGTCATACACTGCGAGCTGGTTGGTGCGCCCGCGCAACAGCATGAGCAGGGCTTTCCACGCGTTTGCTTCAGCTTCCAGATAGGCTGTGGCCATAAGAGAGACTTCCCATAGCGGGCCGGATATTTCCATCGCCTGCGCGCCGAATACGGAGCGAAACTCCATGTCGTTACGCCGCTGCTCCCAGGTCATGCTGGCGATGCGCAGGGTTGAAGGCAGGGTAATAATCGACATTACAGCACCCCTTGCCGCTGCAATTTATCCACCAGCACGGCATGGCCTTGCTGGATTGAGCTATCTACCAGACGCTGTACCTCGGCACGGTCGGTGCGGCTATCGATATTGACAGTGGGTGAGTACACCAGGCTGCTGCCGCCAGAGGCGCGCACGCCCAGCCGGCCTGATGAATCGCGCTTGAGCGGCATGATGGCCTCGGGGCCTGCCTCACCCATAACATTCCCACCATTTGCAAAAAAATTCGTCGGCTTTGTTACGATCTGATTTGAATATGCGGAGATTCCTCGACCAGAAAATACGTTTCCATTTGCCGACATCGTAGATTCCCCGCTCGGCAAAGTGTAACCATCTGCCCCGCCGCTATATGTTTTACTTCCAAAGCTGGCCAATATACCTGCCAGCGGGCCGGTGATGCTGGCGCGGATCTGGATGCGGATCAGGTCGCTGATAATGGAATCGGCTAGCGAGCTAAAATCCAGCTTGCCGGTTTTGACGAAGCTCACCAGCGCATCTTCCATGCCCTTGAAGGCGTTTTTCATCAGCGTCTCGGACTGGTTGGCCATGTTCGCCACTTCATCCAGATAGCCACGCAAGGCCACCTGCGCGCCGTATTCAAAGGAGGCATTCAGCTTGTCCTGCTCGGCGGCCAGCTCGGCGATGGCGGCGCGTTGTGCGATCTCATCGCGGGTGACATCCTGCATGCGGGCGTGGTAGTTTTCCAGACTGAGCGTACCGGAAATATTCAATTTTTCCAGCTCGACGCGGGAATCCTGCGCACGCTTGCTGACGCTGCGCATATCATCTGACAGCTTGCGTTCGCTGGCGGAAAGCAGCGGTGCATTGAGGGCATCGACACGCTTGGCGAGTTCGTTCTGGTAGTCTTTTTCCAGACCGAGCAGGACTTGTACGCCGGTGTTTTCGGTTTTTCCTACGGCATCTGTTTTAGGCTTGAGGGCACTGTAAAGCTTCTTACCAGTTTCCGAGCTGACGATAGGTGCAGTATTCCCACCTTCAAGACGGTAATCTGCTGTTGATTTTGAACCTTCCAGTGCAGCATTACGCTCAAGTTCGAGATAATATTCACGCGCCTTTTTCTTCCGTTCAATATCTGCTCTTTGAGATTCTTTTACAGAATCAGTTGCCCGGTTATTTACGAGTAGCCATTTTTCAATGGCTGCAATTTCACTGTCAATATTTTTAATATTTTCGCGGATTGAATTACTGGGTGAGCGTAATCCAATTTCTCTGAGGCTTTCTACAAAACTAAGACCGTTATTACGTGCAGCTAAAAATTCTGTTGCCAATTTGTTGAGGCTTGGCAGCAATTCATTTGTAATCGCTATGCCTATGGTTGATGACTGCGCCTTTATCAACGATAGCTGATCATTAAATTTTTCAGCCGCCTTTGCATTTTCTGCAGTGATTGGGTAGAGTTTTTTACCTTGCTCTACCATTTCTTTTAATGCGGCACCGCCCTGGTTGAGGAATGGAATCATTTCCTCGCCGTTCTTGCCCATCAGTTTCACAGCAAGCGCGGTTTTTTCCACGCCATCAGGCATGGCCTGGAAGATATCAGCCAGCTGCACCAACGCGCCAGTAGAATCCTTGGCATCAATACCAAATTTCTTGAATACATCCGGATTTTCCGCCA